TCTATGGAACAAGAATTGGAAGCACTTGGCCCCAATGCCAAGGCAATCATCTCTAACATGGCTACATGGGGTCGTGGGATGGTCAACAAGGGTATCTGGAGCGAGGATGAGTTCAAGGAGTTCACCAAGTGGGGGGACACTGCCAAGGGCATCAAGGCTTTGTCTAAGCTGAGAGAGACATACGAGGGCAGAGTACCAGTAGAAACCCTTAAAGCAGACCCTGAAGGCACTGTGTCTAAAGAGGAATTGGACTCTATGGTTGCTGATCCCAAGTACAAGAAAGACCCAGCATTTAGGGCAAAGGTTGAAAAGCTCTTTGAAAAGATGTATGGTTGAGGTGTTGGCAAGCAGTTGCTAACGTCTCCAAAGGAAGTTTTAGCCCTCACTTGCGTGGGGGCTTTTTTTATGTATAATCCAAATCGTTGTAGTAGCTCACAACAGATTTAAAGCCGTTTACTCATGCGTTTGGCCTCTGGGAGTTCTCAGGGGGAGCTACCCAAATGCAGTAGTAAGCGGCTTTTTTATTTGTGCGATTACATCCGTACTCCAGACGATACCAGTGGGTCTGCATGGACTGCTTGGAAGAAAACACAGGGCTTGGCGAACACCCCCCCAAGATAACCCTACTAGCCTGTCAGCGAGGGACTAGGGTAAACACTGATACATGGGTGGGACAAGTCAGTGTTGGATGAATCGCTGCCTCATTGGTACTCTGGCTAGAGCATGAATATATGCTCCCTGCGGGAGAGGGTTGGATAGCCTTGGCTACCACCCTTGGGGAGACTATGTCTAAAAAGAGTTGACAACCCTTAGAAAGTGTGTTCTATAATGTAATCATGGACAACCGCAAGGCCCATGACGGCAGTAGTCTGCTCCCTGGTGTGGGGGTAACACACAAGTCTAGGCCCAGAATTCTTCTGGACAACCGTTGGCGATAAATTTTTTCATCAACCGTTTCTAGGAGAAACAAATGGCGATTAGCATTTCTAACGCTTTTGTGACGCTATTCGACACGGAAGTGAAGCAAGCATATCAAGCCGATGCTGTCTTGCGTAACACTGTCCGTCTGCGTACTGGTGTCACTGCGTCCACTCACAAGTTCCCCAAAATTGGTGCTGGTGTTGCACAAGTCCGAGTTCCTCAGACTGATGTAACTCCTTTGAATGTGTCCTACTCTCAGGCCACAGTCACACTGACCGACTACATTGCTGCTGAATACAGCGATATCTTCAACCAATCCAAAGTCAACTTTGATGAACGTCAAGAGTTGGTTCAGGTTGTTGGTAAAGCAATTGGTCGTAGATCTGACCAAATGATCATTGATGCGTTGGCTGCTTCAAGTACTTCCCTGACTGTGGCTACCAGCATTGGTGGCGCTGGTACAAACATGAACATGGCTAAGTTGCGTGAAGCTGCTCGTTTGCTCAATACTGCAAACGTACCCGCAGAAGAGCGTTACATCCTGATTCACGCTTCCCAATTGTCTAGCCTGTTGTCTGAGACTGCTGTTACCAGCAGCGACTTCAACAGTGTCAAAGCTTTGGTGCAAGGTGATATCACTAGCTTCATGGGCTTTAACTTCAACGTCATTGGTGACCGCTCTGAAGGTGGTTTGACTGGTGGTGGTTCAGGTGCAACCCGTGTGGTCTATGCCTATCACAAGATGGCTGTCGGCATGGCTGAAAGCATGGCTATTCGTTCTGAAATCAATTACATCCCTGAGAAAACTTCTTGGTTGGTGTCTTCGATGTTCAGTGCTGGCGCTACAGCTATTGATGCTGGTGGCATTGTCGCAATCACCTGTACTGAATAAGGAGCATAAACATGGCTTTCTCAGCAACTGGCTTTAACGCCATCGGCGGTCAGTCCAAATCAGGCAATGCGCCTAGCATTTGGACTTACACCAGCACTGACGCTCAATCAGTAATTCGTGCCTCTGGCTACTTCAACAGCGTTGCATCGTTGTTGAAAGTCGGTGACTTGATTTTCTGCTACAGCGCCACTGGTGGTACTCCTGTAATGTCCACAGCTTATGTGGTCAGCAACGCTTCTGGCGTGGTTGACATCACTGACGGTGTGACAGTTACCGCAACCGATACTGATTAATCACAGTATCAAATGGATCGGCCTGCTACTGGACAACTGGTGGCAGGCCATTCTTACATCTGAGGTGACAAATGGCTGCTGGTGATACCGACATTCGTATTTGCTCTGATGCCTTGCTGATGCTGGGCGGCAAAGCAATCTCTTCTTTCAACGAAGGCACATCAGCATCAAACACTTGTGACCGCCTGTACCCTGGTGTCAAGTTCTCCACGTTACAGTCATACCCATGGTCTTTCAGCTTTAAGAAAGTCCAGCTTGCACAGACGATCAACACGCCTGTCAATCAATACCGATACGAATATCAACTGCCATCTGACCGACTTGGCGCAATCAGACGGGCATACAACAGTACAGCTATTGGCGCTGGAACATTCAATGATTGGGTGATCCAAGGCGATAAGCTTTTGACAAATGAAACAACTGTGGTCATTGATTACCAGTTTGCGCCCACAGAATCCGAAATGCCAGCGTACTTTGTGCAATTGCTCAAGTACATGATGGCATGGCATTTGGCAGATCCGATCACAGATCAGGTCAGCAAGACACAATACTGGCAACAAGTTGCTGTTGGCTCACCTGGTGAGAACAACCGTGGTGGCTACTTTCGCACAGCCATGGTGGTCGATGGACAAGGAAACACAACACAGTCATTTGAAGACTTCAGCCTTATTGAAGTGAGAAACTAATGGTTCGACTTGTTGCCATTCAAACCAACTTTTCGAGCGGGGAGTTAGACCCTTTGCTCAGGGCTAGGGTTGAGCTTGAGCAATACAAGAATGGCGCTGAGACACTGACCAATGTATTGGTTCAGCCACAAGGCGGTGTACGCAGGCGTGGTGGGCTTAAACACTTGATGGAGATACCCAGCGCAGCAAGTCCACAAAATGGCACTCGTAGCGTTGCATTTGAGTTCTCTGTAGACGACAGTTATATGCTGATCTTTGTGAATCAGCGGATGTATGTATTCAAAGACAGAACATTGATCACAAATATCAATGGTTCAGGCAATCCATATCTGGCAGTGACTGCTGTCACAAGCTCAATTCTGTCCACCATGTGTTGGACTCAATCTGCTGATACGCTGATCATCACCCATAAAGATATCAATCCGATCAAGATTGTGCGTGGTGGTACTGATGCCACATGGACTGTCAGCAATATCAGTTTTATTGGCATACCCAAATACGCATTCACCATTGCGTACAGCAACCCAGCAGGCACATTGACACCAAGTGCAACATCTGGAGCCATCACACTGACTGCATCGTCTGCGGTCTTTTCTGCTGGTAGTGTTGGTCAGTATGTAAATGCGACTCCACAAGGCAGAGCTAGGATCGTTGCATACACCAGTACCACTGTGGTTAGTGCTGTGACTGAGATCCCATTTTTCAATACTTCAGCTATTGCAACTGGATCATGGGAATATGAGTCTGGCTATGAAGATGTGTGGAGTTCAACCAAAGGTTGGCCTCGTACTTGTACCTTCCATGAAGGTCGTCTGTACTTTGGTGGCAGTAAGTCTCGCCCATCAACTGTGTGGGGAAGTAAGGTTGCCCAGTTCTTTGATTTCAATCCTGATCAAGTCTATGACGATGATGCGATTGAGGCAACGCTAGACACCAACAGCTTGAACACAATTACCGACATTATCAGTGGTCGTGACCTGCAAGTGTTTACGACTGGTGGCGAGTTCTATGTACCGCAGTCTGGTCTTGATCCAATCACGCCAACCAACTTCTTTGTGAAAACAGTCAGCCGCAATGGTTCCCGTGAAGGTATGCGTGTGCAGACATTGCAGTCTGGAACCATCTATGTCCAGCGCCAAGGCAAAGCACTCAATGAGTTCTTGTACAGCGATGCAACTTTGTCTTATGTCAGTACATCAATCAGCTTGTTGTCCAGCCATTTGATCAACAATCCACTTGAATTGGCGTTAAGAAAAGCTACCAGTACAGAAGAGACAGATGCATTGCTGATGCTCAATGGAGACGGCACGATTGCCAACTACTCCATCTTGCGCCAGCAAAATGTGGTTGCTCCAAGCAAACTCACAACTGATGGATTGTTCAAAGACGTTGGCGTTGACATTGAAGACATTTATGTTGTGGTCAAGCGTACATTTAACAGTGTGGACAAATACTTTGTTGAGGTGTTTGACACAACCACATTCACAGATTGCTGCTTTACTGGCGGTGTTGCCACAACCATTTCTAGCCTACCGCACATTGGCAAGACACTGAATGTGATTGCTGATGGCAGTGTGCTGTCTGATGAAGTTGTCAGCGGTGGTGGATCTATCACAATGGATCGTGCCAGTACAACCAGTTATGAAGTTGGATTGCCATTCACAGTGACCATCAAGACTTTGCCTATTGAACCACGGATGTCTGTTGGTGTGCGTATTGGCTTTGTCAAACGCATTATTGAAGTCAATGCTTTGTTGTATGAGACACAGCATTTGCTGGTCAACGATAACCTTGTGCCGATCAGATCGTTTGACACTGTTGGCATATTGGATGAAGCAATCCCAGAATTCACTGGAACAAAAACTGTTGGAGGAATCGCTGGGTACTCTGATGATGCTCAAATTACAATCAGTCAAAATCTTCCGTTGAAGTTAACGCTTCTGGGTCTTGACTACAAACTATCTGTGTACGGAGGCACATAAATGGCACAAATCGCAATGTTGGCCTTTGCTGCTGTAAGTGCATTGTCTTCTATCAGACAAGGTGAGCAACAAGCCGAAAGATTCAGATTTGAAGCACAGCAGGCTGAACTGCAAGGTCGTCAGAATGCGCTGAACTACAACCGCCAAGCTTTGGCTGTTTTTGAGCGCCAGCAAAAAATAAGTGGATCTATCCGAGCAAGAGCAGCCGCTGGCGGCATTGACCCACTGACAGGAAGCCCACTGTCTATTGACCAATCAAATGCCCAACGTGCTGGCTATGAGATGCAGATTGCCCGTGAGAATGCTGAGTTAGCGGCTGCTGGTGGTCTGGCTCAATCGCAACAACTGTATGGTGCGGCTACTGTTGCAGAGGCTGCTGGCATAACAGGCGCAATTGGCAAAGTTGGAATGGCGTATGCCATGTATGGTCAATCTGCAACTCCACCTGCTCAGTCAACACCAGTTACTCCATATTCTAGACCTGTCACAACAAATCTTCCATCGTATTCTATGCCAATAAATTTGAATGGAAGGGAATACTGACATGGCTGAATTACCTCGTTACGAAAATCTAGGTGTTCAGTATGCTGATCTGCCAAAGATATCCACAGCTATGCAGCAAATTAAAGCTCAGGGATATGCTGGCGTTGAGCAATCATTAGATCGAATGACCAACTTCTTTCAAGAGAAGGCGGTCACTGAAGCTCAAAAGAAAGCATTGAAATATGCTATTGAATTACCTCCAACACCAGAGCAATTGCTTGAAGCCAAGAAGACTGGTCAGATGCCAGTCATTAAAGGTGCTGGCAGTGTGTTTACAGAAACATACAACAAAGCAACCGCACACATCTTAGGCAATCAACTACAGACTGAATTTCAAAACAGGACTGCTGCAAGATTAAATGCAATGGAGCGTGGCGCTGTTCTTGATGTCACCACACTTCAACGTGATTTGCGTGATGACATTGATGGCACTATATCTGTCCTGACTGCGATTGATCCAGAGACATCTATCAAGTTCCGTGCATCTATGGCTACCATTGGTCATGGCGTATACAAGCAAGCATTGGTAATCGATGAAAAGAATCGCCAATTGAGTTATGCCGCTGATCAAGAGGCTGCTCTTATGAGCATCAAACCTGTGGTTGAAAATGTCATTAAGTCATATGCTGACATTGGAATGGATCCAGCAGAGCTTGAAAATATTTTGCAAAATGTGATACAGCCTTTTACAAACAAGACAAGCATTACATTGTCTGGTAGTGAAAAATACGCTATTGAGGCATACAAGATTGTGCAAGAAGCTAAGGTTGGCGCTGTACTGACAAAGCTGTCAGATCCGATATTTGCACCTTCTGTTGGTGTTGCCGCTCAAAAATTAATGAATGGTGATGTTGGTGAATTGACTGGTTTATATAACAGACTGGATAAAGAAACCAAAAACAAAATCAGATCTGCACATATGAAATTAGTCAGTGATGCCAAACAATTCACTGATATTGAAGATGAAAAACGTAAGGCTGAAAACAAAATCAAGGGCAATGAGTTGACTATTGAATTCTTGCGCCCTGATACAAAGCCTGCTCGTAAGCAAGAAATTTTGACCGAGATGATTCGTTTAGATGAAATGAATTTGACCACCGCTATGGAATTGATGAAGCCAAAAGAAGTTGAACCAAATCCAGTGCTGACAATGAATCTTTATGAAAACATCAAGAATGGTCGGATAAAGAGCATCAAAGAACTTGTGCCATATTCATCCAAAATGAGTCGTGCTGAATTTGAATCACTTGGCAGATCATTGGTTGACAATCAGGCCAAGATTGCTTTGGAAAGAATTGATCGTGAAGCTGGCATTGTCAGTCCATTCATTGATCCTGGCGCTGAAAAACTCAAGAAGAAAATTGATCTTACCGAAAGATATTACCAAGAACTGCAAAAACAAGTGGTTGGTGAAAAAGGTGTAAAGCGTTATTTGACACCAGAAGAGGCTTTGAATAATGCATTAAAAGGATATGGTGGCGATAAGATCGTCATAGACAAAGAGACAAAGCGCAAACAAGCTCAAGAGAAGATAGACAATTTCTTCAGCAAAAAGCCAGATGTCAAAAAGCCAAACACGCCACTTGATCAGACTGATTTTTCCAAAGTGCCTGGCTTGTCTTCAGATGAAGTGACTCGTCTGAACAAAGCCAAGAAAGATTATCAGGACAACCTATGAGTCTAGAACGAGAACTTCGCAAAGACTGGGATAGTGTGTTCTACCCAGCACCTGATCCTATTGTGGAGCCAGCGCCAGTCCAAGCGCCTGGCACAAGCCAGCTTGGTGACATTCTGGTGGCTGAGGCTGGATCTAGGGGCTTGCCTGAGTCTGCCTATTCTGGTCAGGTTCAGGCTGAGATGAAATCTTTTGATCCAACCATGCGCCAGCAAGCTGCTGACAAGCTTCAGGCTGTATTGGAAAGTCTTGGCGTAGATCGTTACAAAGCCCGTCAGAACGCACAATCTTTTATTGGTGGGCCAAGCAGTAATCTGCCAGCAACTATGGGGCTTGTAGACGCTTTGGCGATGCTGCCTGGTATTGGTACAGCAATTGGTACTGCCATGCTGCCCATGTACACTGAGGAAGGCGCTTTGGCAATTGCTGAAGGTATTAAATCTGCCGAGCAAGGCGATCTAGTATCTGCTGGAATTGAGACTACTGTTGGTGCATTGAATGTATTACCAGGCGCACAGGCGGCAAAAGAAGTTGGTAAGACTGTTGTCAAGAAAGCCAAGTCATTGGTTAAGGAAGCAAAATAATGGCGATCCAGCAACTTGATCTTAAACTTGATCAGATGAATGAAACCCTTGTTGACCAAGATCAGCGAGAAAAGCTTGCTTCTGCGCCAATGTCGGAAACAGCAACTGCTGACGCTATGGCTCCTATGCAAGCAGAAATGCAAGAAGAAGGCATTCAGGTTGCTGGCGGTGGTGGTTCGGTAATGCGTGAGGTATTGAAGAAGCTCAAGCCTGTCGAGATCCGCAAGCCACCAGTTGCACCACTGACACCAGAAGCCGCTACTGCCGCTGCGGTAGAAGACACTACCAAAGCCGCAATTAATGCTGGTGTAACTACCAGCAAGACAGAAGCCAAGATTGCTGCCAAGGTGCAAGCTAACGCCAAGCCAGCGATCACGCCAGAAGCTTTTGCCAGTCAACGTGCTGAAGTGCAAAAGATCCGTGCTGTCACAGATCCAGCCACAGAAGTACCGCCAGCAACAGTATTCAATCTGCCAAAGATGGAGACAACGGAAGACATCAAGTCAACCATTGAAACCATGAACAAGATGGCTGGCATCAAGACCCAGACAATCACATTTGATGATGTGCGTACAGCCGCTGAAGGTGCTGGCATTGGCCCAAAGTTTATTGATGACATCACCAGTGGCAAGCTGGAAGTCAGCCCAGAGAACACCTACAAAGCTTTGAACGCCATGGTTGCCAGTGCCAAGCACTTAGATGGACTGGCGGCAAAAGTGGCTGATGGATCTGCTACTCCAACCGAGTTGGCAGAGATGGCTCAAACCATTCACTTTCACAATCTGCTTCAGCAAAGCGTCAAAGGTTACCAGACCAATGTTGCTCAGTCTTTGGCAGTGATGCGTATGCCAAGAGATGGTGCTGTTGATATTTCAAGCATCATTGAGAACTTTGGCAATGAGACTGATATTGTGAAGTTTGCTCAAGCCTATCTGGATGTCAAGACTCCAGAGGGTAAAGCCAACATGATCAAAAGTATGGCTCAAGGTAATCCTTGGGAGAAGATGTACACAGTCTATGTCAACGGCATTTTGTCTCGACCAGGCACACATTTGAAGAATGCTTTGAGTAACACTGTATTCTTGCCATGGCGAATGACTGAACGTGCTGTTGCCGCAACGATTGGAACAGTGCGACAAGGCATTGGTCTTGGTGGTGACGATGCATACTCATTGCTGGAAGTGCCAACCATGCTGGCATCCACAACAACTGCTGTGCGTAATGGCTGGGAGTTGATGTCTCATGCATTTGTCAATGGTGTGCCAAAAGGCTGGAATGACCCAACCAAGATTGCCAGACAACAATCCCGCTTAGAGTTGTTTAATGCCAAAGCAGATGGATCTTTGTTGTCGGCTGGCATTAGGTCACTCAATTATGTAACCACATTGCCTGGTCGTGCATTGATGACATCAGATGAATTCTTTAAGGGTGTCAACTACACCTATGAGTTGTCTGCTGAAGCCTCACGACTTGGCATCAATACATATAACGATGCGCTAAAAAGCGGCTCATCTGTTGCTGATGCGCTCAAAGCCAAGTCTGATGCCATTGATAGATTCTTACTGGAGCCACCAGATTACATTGTGGGTTTGGCAGAGACTGGGACATTTACTCAAAGGCTTGAAGGTACTGCTGGGAAAATACAGTCTGCATTGACACCAAATACAGCAACTGGATTTGCCTTGCGTACTCAACTGCCATTTATTGCAACACCAGTCAATGTGATGGGTGAAGCAGTAGCTCGTACACCATTGGCTCCATTTACCAGTTCTTTCTGGTCTGCCATGAAACAAGGCGGCAAAGAAGCAGATATGGCAATGACCAAGGTTGGTCTTGGTGGTGCAGCCATATATGGATTCAGCCAAATGGCTACCAATGGAACGATTACAGGATCTGGCCCTGGTGATAAAGGCACACGCCAAGCGATGGAGCGCCAAGGCTGGCAACCATACAGCTTTGTGTTTGACATCAGTAACCTGACAGAAGATGTGCGTCAAGACTTTTCGCAGTTCCCTGGCATGGTCAGATTTGGTTCTGGTGATTACGCAGGTAAGGTCTACTTGAGTTACCAAGGCATGGAGCCTATTGGAGCTTTGATGGGTATGTCTGCTGACTATGTGGACTATGCTCGGTATGAGGAAGACGACAGTCGTGTTAATGCGCTGGCTGGCGGTATTGTGTTTGGTGTTGCCAACTATATGTTGGAGCATCCAATGCTGACTGGTGTGAGCAATATCACCTCATTGCTTGGCGGCAGTGTTCCAAACAGCAGACAACACATGGTTGAGATGTTGAATGGTATTGCTCGGATTGGTACAACAACTGCCATCAAATCTGTTGAGCCACTGTCTGGAATTATTACCAGCACCAAAGAAAAGATTGATCCATTGCGTAGAGACTACCAAGCAGATCCTAATTTGCCTGCTGGCCTCAAAGGCTTGATGGATGCTGTAAACAAGTGGAAATCTGAGACACCTGGCTTATCTGAGAATCTGCCACCCATGCTTAACATCTGGGGCGAGACAGTACCGCATGAGTACACATGGTCACCATTGCGGATGAAAGAAGGCAAGATGTCTGAGACTGATCAGGCGTTGATCCAGTTGAATGCCAACATTAGTATGCCTACTAGACAAGTCAACATGGTAGATCCAAAAACTGGAATCTCTTCAAGCACCAAGTTGACATCTGAAGAATATAACGAAGTGATTCGTATTGCGAATGACAAACTCAAATTGGAAGATCAGGTTAAAGCGGTTGTGCAAATGATTAAAGAAGACGACAATAAACAGCCATTAATCAGGTATCAGAACATGATCAGCAAAACATTCAGTGATGTGTTTGAAATCTCCAAAAAGTTTTTATTGGAAGAAAGCATTTATGGTGATGACATTAAGGAACGCATTGCCGACAAAGCTGAAAGACTCAATGAATTTGGCAAAGGAGCTAAATAATGGCATACCCGATATCTGATGTAACAAGGCGTGTTGTATACACTGGCTCTGCTGGAGTAGGGCCATACAGCTTCAGCTTTGAGATTCTCACAAATACTGACATTGCGGTATATAAAGACACCACACTACTGACGCTGACCACTGACTACACTGTGACGATCAATGCCAATGGCACTGGTTCAGTGACACTTGTGGTTGCGGCAACAGCAGGTAACAACATCACTCTGGTTGGCGACCGAGCAATTGCAAGGGCAACAGACTTTGTAACTGGTGGTGATTTGTTTGCCAACTCGCTCAATGATGAGTTTGACAGCTTGGTCATTTTTAGCCAGCAGACTGATGAAAAAGCAGAGCGTGGACTGAAAGCTCCTGTAACTGATCCAACAGACATCAACATGGTTTTGCCAAGCAAGACCAGTCGTGCAAGCAAGTACTTGGCGTTTGATGTTAATGGCAATCCTGTGGCTACTGCTGGTACTTCTGAGTCTCCATCATTAGGCACAATGTCATCACAGAACGCAAATGCTGTTGCAATCAGTGGTGGCAGTATTGCTGGCATTACAGACCTTGCTGTTGCTGATGGTGGTACTGGTGCATCAACTGCTGCTGGGGCAAGAACAAATCTTGGTCTTGCAATTGGAACTGATGTTCAGGCATATGATGCAAATTATGCAAAAACAAATACTGCTCAATCTTTTACAGCAGCACAACGTGGATCCATTACAGCATTAACTGATGGCGCAACCATTACTGCTGACTTTGCTGTGGCAAACAACTTCAGTGTGACGCTGGGTGGCAATCGGACATTGGCTAATCCAACCAATCAAACTGCTGGTCAGTCTGGTGCGGTTGTGGTGACACAAGATGGCACTGGATCACGCACATTGGCTTATGGAAGCAATTGGAAGTTTGCTGGCGGTACTGCTCCGACATTGACAACTACGGCAAATGCTGTTGATGTAATTGCTTATTATGTTGAAAGTGCAAGTCGTATTACTGCACGTTTGATTGCGGATGTGAAATGAGCATCATCAACGCCCACCCCCTACTGGCTGCCGCTGGTGCTGATGGCTATCAAATCAGCCGCAGTGTGCGTCTGCGTTCAAGTGCAAGTGCTTATTTGAATCGGACTCCTGCCGTTGGAAACAGACAAATATTTACTTGGAGTGGGTGGCTTAAGAAAAGTACAAACGCCTCTCTTGAAAACCTGTTGGGTACGCCATATAACACTGCATCTACTAACGCTACCTTACTCCGCATAGGCAACGATTCAGTGAATTTTGCTACATGGGATGGCGGTGTACAAACAGGACTTGTTAGCTCTGCAAATCTGCTTAGAGACCCATCTGCTTGGTACCACATTGTCTATAAGGTAGACACAACACAAGCAACCGCTGCTAACAGAGTTCGCATTTATGTAAATGGAGTTGAGGTTTCTTACTCAACTGCCTCCTACCCAGCGCAAAACTACAATACTTACATTAATAGTGCAATAGCACATTATTCTGGGGTACTGTGGTTTAGTACTGGTGGCGCTTTCTCTGCGGCTCAACCAATGGACGGCTACCTCACCGAAATCAATTTCATTGACGGACAGGCGTTAACGCCTTCTAGTTTCGGAGAAACTAACGCAGTCACAGGTGTATGGCAACCTAAACGCTATGCTGGTACATACGGCACAAATGGCTTCTATTTACCTTTTTCTGATAACTCTGGTGCGGATAGTTTTGGTATTGGTGCAGATAAATCAGCAGATGCATTAAATCGTGTTGAACTTGGCAATACTAGTGTGGGTTATACCATATTAGGAACCATGACATTTGCATCTGCTGGTGCAGCCCAAGTACACTTACGAGACAA